CAAGGTAGATTTAATAATTCTATTAATATAGGTTCTCAAGATTTGGTAGGTTCATCAATTAAGTTGGTTGCTCACGGTAGAGAAAACCCGACTTATGATTTAGAAAAAGATGCAGCTTCTATTTATATACAAGATGGTGGAAATGTAAAAGTTAAGAATCCAAATAGTAAAATGGGTTCAAATATAGTAACTGGTAAAAAGATTATATTAGATGCAGATTACATTGTAATTAATGCTAAAAAACAATTAAAATTACAAGGTGGTGATTTGGTAGAAGTGATAGGTGGTAACACAGAAATTAAACATAACGCAGGTGGACAAATAGCAACAGGAGAAACTGAAAAAGCTATTGATGAGTTACGAGAAAGAACTAAAAAGAAATTGGCTGATAGTTTTGAAAATACTAAAAAAGAATTTTTAGAAGCAAAAAATAAAGGTCAAGAAGAATTTGATAAAGGGATTAAAGATTTAAAAGACCTTGATGACAAAATGAAAGATAGTATTAAAGATATTGAAAAGAGAATTAAACAAATTAGACAAGTATCATTTACCTTTGATGCACAAGAATTTGCAAAGAATCAAGAAGTTATTTTAAATAACTTTAACGAAATACAAGCGTTAGTTCCAGGACTTCCACTTACAATAACAGAAGTAGAAAAGAAAATATCAGAGGTTGTGAAAGCACTAAGAAGTTTTGTAACATTAGATTTTATGAACAAAGATATCGTAACGATTAAGAAGAAAAAATAGGAGTAAAAATGAAATCGAATAAATTAGTATCATTAATAAAAGAAGTTGTCAAACAAGAGGTTAAAAAACAGATAACCGATATACTTATTAATGAAACGAATATTCCCAAAACAAAACCAGTGGTTAAGAGAAAAAAGGTTAAAGAACAAAAGTTCACAGATAACCCAACACTTAACAAAATTCTAAATGAAACTGCAAATAGTTCAAAAAATTTGGAAGAGTATCCATCATTAGGCGGTGGAACTTTTGATTCAAATCGTATGACTGAACTATTAGGTTATGGAAGTGGTGTTGGAAGTGGTATGGGAAATAAAGAAGTTAAACGAGAAGTAGCGGCCGCAAGCACTTTACAAAGTGCGGGTATGAATCCAGAAGCAGCTCCAGAGCACTTAAAGAACGCTCTAACAAGAGACTACACCGATTTAATAAAAGCTATTGATAAAAAGAAAAAAGGTAAATAATGGCAAGTGCACGAGAAAACGATTTAAATCCAGATATTAAAATAGGTTTAGAACTTCCTTTCGCTAGAAGTAGTAGAGGTTTGTTCGGTCAAACAACAACTACATTAGAACAAGCCGGACATAATATAAAAAATCTTTTACTAACATCAAAGGGTGAAAGAGTTATGCAACCTGATTTTGGTTCTGACCTAAGAAGTTTATTGTTTGAACAAGCAGACGATAACATTAATAATGATATTAAGGAAGCTATAAGTGACGCTATGTCTAATTGGTTACCTTATATAAATATATCTAGTGTTAATGTAATAGAAAATGAAACAAATCTAAATCAGATGAAGGTTAGTATAGATTTTTCTTTAAACTATGACCCAAACAGATTTAATACAATAACTTTGGATATTGAAGGAGAATAAATAAATGCCAAATGTAACAAAAGATGTAAAATATTTAAATAAAGACTTTTCACAATTTAGAAGTAATCTTATAGAATTTGCAAAACAATATTACCCAAACACACACAAAGACTTTAATGAGTCTTCACCTGGTATGATGTTTATTGAAATGGCAGCTTATGTCGGTGATGTGATGTCCTATTATGTTGATTCACAATTTAAAGAATCTCTACTAGGATACTCAGAAGAAATAAGAACTCTTTACTCAATGGCACAAACATTTGGATACAAACCAAGATTATCAGCTCCTTCTAGTGTAAAAATGGAAGTATTTCAATTAGTTCCTGCAAAAGGTAGTGGTAATAATGTAGAACCAGATTATGATTATTCATTAAATATACCAGTCGGAGCAAGAATTGAGTCTACAAATGGAACAACATTTAGAACTACACAAGATTGTAATTTTAAATATGATTCGATAAGGTCACCAAGAACTTTTGAAATTTTTGAAAGAGATACAAATACACAAACACCCACATTTTATTTACTTAAAAAAGAAGTTCAAGCTAAAAGTGGAAATATAGTATCAGAAGACCATACATTTACTGGAGCAAAAAAATATTCAAGAATTAAATTAGCAAATCAAAACATTATAGAAGTAATAAGTTGTGTTGATAGTGATGGAAATACTTGGTATGAAGTTGACTCTTTAGCACAAGACACAGTATTTGATGAAACAGAAAATGTTTCTGATAATGACCCAGCACTAGCAGAGTATTCAGCTAATGTTCCTTTCTTACTTAAATTAAAAAGAGCATCAAAAAGATTTACAACTTTTAGAAGACCAGACGCACAAATGGAATTAAGATTTGGAGCTGGTGTTAGTGATAGTCCAGACGAAGAAATTATTCCAAATCCAGACAACATAGGTTCAAACTTATCAGATAGTCCCACAAAATTATTTGAATCATTTGACCCCACAAACTTTTTAAAAACAAAAACATATGGGGAAGCACCAAGTGATACAACATTAACAATACAATATTCATATGGTGGTGGAAATACAGACAATGTTCCAGCAGGTGATATTACAAAAATATCAGGAATTAGTTTTGAAATAGATACTACTTCATTAAATTTACCAATGACAGAATTTGTAAAAAATTCAGTAGCGTTTTCAAATCCAGAAGCATCAAGTGGTGGTCTTGGAGCTGAATCACCAGAGGAGTTAAGAGAGAACATTAAAGCACATTTCCAATCACAAGGTAGAGCAGTTACCAAAGAAGATTATATTGTAAGAACTTATTCTTTACCAGACAAATATGGAAATATAGCAAAAGCTTATATAGTCCAAGATGATGTTTTATCAACTGGTGATACAACACAACCACAACAAAATCCATTAGCATTAAATTTATATGTTCTTGGATATGATAGTAGTAAGTTCTTAACAAGTGTAAATGATGCAGTAAAAGAAAATTTAAAAACTTATTTAACAAGATTTAGACCAATAACAGACGCGGTTAATATTAAAAACGGATATGTTATTAATATTGGTGTTAATTATTCGATAGTTACAACAAATAATTCAAATCACGCAATTGTATTACTCGCAGTTAATAATTTAATTAAAAACTATTTTGAAATTGATAGATGGCAAATAAACCAACCAATCATACTTTCAAAACTACAAAATGAAATATCAAGTATCGATGGAGTAGCATCAGTTACAGATTTGAGAATAACAAACAAATATAAAGCTATAGATGGTTATAGTGGTAATGTATATGATATACAATCTGCAAATAAAAATGGAGTAGTATATCCAGCACTTGACCCAAGTATATTTGAATTAAAATATCCATTAAAAGACATTGTTGGTAATGTAGTTGGTGGTGAAAATAGTAATGGAGGACAATACTAATGCATTTCTTTAGTTTCGCAGAAAAAGACGCAACACTTTACGAGGGTAGTGCTACACAAAGTAGAAATACTGGATTAGACGAAATATTAGAAGTTCGTAAAGATATGAACGCAGATGGTTCGGTAGTAAATGTATCACGAACTTTAATCAAATTTGATATATCAGATATATCATCATCAATAGTAGCAGGAATTATTCCTGAAAACGCAAGATATTATTTAAATTTATATGACGCAAAGTCAACTGAATTAGCAACAAGTCAATCTTTATTTGCACACCCAGTAAGTCAATCTTGGGTTCAAGGTGATGGAAGATTCTTCGACCAACCAGCAACAACAGAAGGTTGTTCTTGGAGATATCGTGATGGGGAAACAACAGGAACTCAATGGATAAGTGGTTCAAACAATACAGGTGGAACTTGGTATGCAGGAAGTGGTTATGAAGCATCTCAATCATTCAATCACGAAACAACAGATATGAGAATGGATGTTACAGATATTATGAACAAGTGGATTAGTGGTTCTATAGCTAATGAAGGATTTATAGTAAAGCGTTCAGGTAGTATTGGTAATACATCATCTTCATTAGATGAAGGAAGCACAGATAGACTTGGAAACTTCTCTTTCTTTTCAAGAGATACACACACAATTTATCCACCAAAGTTAGAAGTAGAGTATGATGACGCAACATTTAATACTGGTTCATTAACAACATTAGGTGCAGATGACATTGACGAAGTTACCGTTTATATGAAAGGTTTGAGAGAAGAATATAAAGAGAAATCAAAAGTTAGATTTAGAGTGTATGGTCGTGAAAGATTTCCAACAAGAACTTATTCAACAAGTTCTCAAAATCTGACAGTAAAATTTATTCCTAGTCAAAGTCAATATTCAGTTAGAGATGCATTGACAGAGGATACAATTATACCATTTTCAACTGGTTCTTATTTGAGTTGTGATGGAACAGGTAATTATTTCAGATTAGATTTAAACGCTTTCCAACCAGAAAGACACTATCGTTTCTTATACAAAGTTGTAAGTGGTAGTGGAAATACAAGAGTAGAACATATACTAGATGAAGACCACATATTTAAAGTAACGAGGTAAAAAAGTGCCTTACACAGAAGAAGAGCTAAAAAGTTATCAATTCTATTTAGACAGAATTGAAAATCAAAGACAAAAATACACAGACTATTTATCAGACCCACGAGTTTTTTCAGAAAGTCAAAGAAATCACATTGTTGTGAGTGGAAGTAACACTCTAATAAGTTTTGAAGATATTGATGAGGAAAGAAGAAAACAATCACCTTTTCGCAGAGTTGGATTAGACAGAGATGACCAAAATGTTGTGAAGTCAAATTTATATCCTACATTTCATAAAGGAGAAAAATATGACAATACAATAGATGGTGAAATAGATTCTCTGATACCACAAGCACCCGATTTACCAACCGCACAATTATCTAATGCACCAAATGATAATGTTTTAAATCCTTCAAGGATTGATGATGATGGAACTACCATTTCACCACAATTATTATCACCATCTAGAACAAGACCAAATGAAAGAACAGACGGTTATACTATTGATTTAGTAAATGGTGATATCATTGGATTAGATGGTTGGGAAGAATCACAAACAGAATTTGGACTTGATGTTTATTATTTACAAAAAAATCGTAAAAGAAGATTTCCAAATATGAAAATATTACAATCACATATAAATAATTTATTAGGGCCAAACATAGATTTGGAAATTATACTTATAGAAAAAGAAGACTTAGACTTTATATTATCAGCAGAACCAATGGAATTTAACACAGAATAAAATTATGGCAAGAAATACATCAAGATTAAAAAATACAGACTTTGAAATCCTATATACAGGAAAATCAATAAGAAAAGGTGTTTTACCTACAACAGATTCACCACCATTTGGCGAAACTGAAAAAGATTATATAGAGATGATAATCTCAACTACAACTGGAACAATATTAGAAACTTTTGTAGTAGCTAAAGGTGAGAAAGTAAATGAACACTTTGATAGTAATGGTGAATTTGTAAAAATAAATCCTGGTATTTTTATGAGAGAAAAAGGATATTTTTCCGGAGAATATAATATTGAATTTAACTTTTTAAGAGAAGTAGCTGGTTCTACAAATAATAATGTATTATTAACTCAACTTAATAAAGTTTGGGAAGGCCCTACATATGTAGATGATGATGGTAATATACTTGAAACAAGTTATGATGAAGAGTCAGAAACGAATGTTACAACCACATTAAATGAAGACAACTCAAATTTATTAAGAGAGGTATCTTTAAAATATTATATTGATGAAATTTCAAGTGATAGAACAGAGGTTAGATTACTACCATTCTCAATAGATGACAAAATCTACAATGAAGAATTTAAAGGAATTGGTAAAGATAAAGTAGTATTAACATATGATAATGAACTAGATATATTAGATAACGGAAATAACGAATTTAGAGTTTTAGATTATGAAACTATGGACGATAAATTAAAAGAACAATTA